CAGGATCTTCGTGATGACCTCCTGACGCACTCCCCCGTACGCCCGGTCGGTGTCCCGCGCCGTCTGCTGAGCCGCCGCTGCGCCGTTCACGATCACGTCAGTGGAGACGTCCTCGGGGATCAGGTCGTACCTGCGCGCCAGGGCCACCGNNCGGACGCCGTCCAACTCCCCCGCGAGGTCGGCCAGCACACCGTTGTTGGTCCCAGCCGCGGCCTCCTGCGAGCCCAGGGCGACGATGTTGTCCTCGATCGCCTTGTTCGCCTCGGCGACCGTGCCGGGGAGGTCAGCGACGGCCTGGTCATAGGCCCGTGCCGCCTCGCCCGTGGCCTGCGTCGCCTCAGCCGCCCACTCGGCCTTCTGGCCTGCCGAGTCGAGGGCGCGTCCCGCGGCGTCCACCTCGCCCGTGAGGAGGTTGACGTCCGTGCGCGCCGAACCCGCCGCCGTCGAGAGGTACTCGGTGGCGCCAGCCATGACCTCCTCAGCCGCGGCCTGGTCGCCTGCGATAGCGCGCAGTGCGGTGCCCATGGTGACGCCGGCCTTCTCGGCCGCCGCTGCGATCCGGGGCAGGTAGTCCCCTTCGGACTCGTCCAGGATGCGCTTGACCTCGGTCTGCACGAAGGACTCCGAGAGGTAGCGGTTGCCGGACTCGATCATGTCCTCGAACATGCCCGAGACCAGGGCCTTGGTCTCCTCGGTCGTCTTCTGCCACTCCGAGAGGAAGATGCCCGCACCGGCGGCCAGGGCCAGCCCAGCGGCGGCGCCAGCGGGACCGAACCCGCCGAGGGCGTTCGCTGCAACCTCTTGGAACCCTTCGGCGATGGACTCGGCCGAGCCGTCGAACGAGGCGGCAACCTCACGCGCCGTGTCGTTCGATTCGTCCTTCAGTTCGTCGAGGCCGCGCTCCGCCTTCCGGGCGCCGTCCGTGACGTTGTCGCCGATCTTCCGGCCAGCCGTCCGGGACTTGTCCTCGACGGTCTCGAACGCGTCCCGGAACTTCTTCTCCAGCCGGTCCGCGGACCGCTCGCCCTCGCGGGCGCCGTCCTTGAGCTCGTCGCCGACCTTGTCCCCCGCGCGCGCGGCGTCGCGCTGCACGTCGTCGAGGGAGTCCGCGACGTCGTCCAGCCCATCGGCAACCGACCTCGTACCGCGGAGGAAGTCCCGGACGTCGGCCAGGAAAGGAATACGTATGCCCGCGATGGCTACTGCCCTCCACTGATCAGGTAGGCCGCGGCCGACGTGAGAATGTCCACGTCATCCCGCGCGTGACCAATCAGCACGTTGCAGGACCCGCAGAGCAGGCCCCGCACGCACTGACCGCACGACTTGGCAGAGTCGGGGCAGCACGAGTGGTCGTGGTCCACGGAGAAGTACCGGCGCTTCCACCCGGGGTCCTTGGACCCGCAGATGGCACAGGCGCCACCCTGCGCCTCAAGGATCTCGTCGTACCGTTCGGGTCGAATCCTGTAGTTCTTCCAGAGGTCCGTTGCCCGCTGGTACTCGGGCGAACGCTGACCTCGGTCGCGCCGCTGTTGGATGTAGCACGGCTTGCACTGCGTCAGGGGTGCCCCGCCGTGCGCCTGCGTGTAGAACTCGTCAATCGGCTTGACGATGCCGCACGTGCGGCACGCCTGCTCGGTCTTGATGCCGGCCACGTCAGCGCTTCCCTTCTGCGGCGTCGTGCACGGTGCGGACGATGATCTGCACCCAGAGGCTCACCATGCGGGGCGCGATCTCGGCGAAGGCGGGGTAGACCACCCGGCCCGTGCGGGTCCGGGGCGGCATCCCGCGCATCGTCCGGCGCTCCACCGTGTGCACCTTCCCCTTCGGGGACGTGCGCTTGTACCGGGAGTAGTCGTTGCGGCTCGGGGAGCCGAACTCGAACCCGCGCCAGTGGATCGCCGGCGTGAGGCCACCCTTGCCCTTGCGCAGCGGCCGCTTGGAGTTGGCAGCGACGGCGGAGGGAGGGTTGCCAGCAGCGATCCGGGCGCCAGGGACCATGATCCGGGCGTCCATGTGGGACGTCGCGTTGACGGCCACGAGGGACTTCCAGACCGGGTTCATCGTCTCCCGCGTGGCCTTGCTGATCCGGGTCCGGACCTCCCGGTCCACGCCCTTCATGGCGAGGACGGCGGCCCGCAACTCGGGAGCGTCACCTACCTTGAGCACCGGGCCACCTCCTCTCATCTGAACCGGTTGTAACCGGTTGAACCGGTTGAACCGGCGGTCAGGACTCCTCAGGCGGGGTGATCGTGGGCTTGCCGACGACGCCGAGAGTCACGGTCGCCACCGCGAACTGGTCGACGGTCCCGCCGATCGCACCCGGGGTGATGACCAGGGATGCGGACACGGTCGGGCCGCCGGCCAGCGGGACGAACGTCGCCGAGACGGTCTCGCCCTCGTTCTCGTGGAGGTAGTAGGCCAGGGAGTCGGCCGTGGTCCAGTCCTGCGCGTAGGCCAGGGTCGCCGTCCACGTCGCCGTGGTGACGTCCGTGTACGTGGCGGCGGGGGTGAGGCCCTTCCAGTTCACGGTGCTCGCGCTGGGCTGGAACTCCACCTGCGAGACGTGCGCCTGGTACTCGTCGGTGGCGATGGTGAGGGTGCAGTCCTTGAGGACGAACGGCTGAACTCCGATGACGGCCATGCGGGTTACCTCGATTCGATGAGGGAGACGGTGATCTGGTACGCGGGCCACTTGTCCGCGTAGGTGCCTCGCACGGCCTCAGACCAGGCGAGGGAGGTATCGGAGTCCAGGGCGGCCAGGACGTCGTCCAGGGAGGCGTCCAGCGGGTCCTCAGCGGCACGCGGGTCCTGCCGGGGGTCGAGGACCCACACGGCCAGCGTGGACAGCCGCATCCCGAGAGCCGCCGTCGAGGGCTCGACCTTCTCCCGGTACAGGACGATCGTCGGTGCCGGGACGGCGTCGAGGTCCACCGGCGCCGCCACGATCCGGAAGCCGAGGGGCTCGAGGACGTCGGCCACGTAGGCGCGGGCGCTCATCCGACGACCGGCCTACGCGCGGGACGCAACAGCGCCTTGACGGTCCAGTCCATCGGGAACACGGTGACCGTGAACCCTTCGGCGCCGACCTGGTCGCCACCGCCCGACGTCGCAGAGCGGTACAGGGCGCGCGCCTGCATGATGACCGCCTGCCGGAACCGCGCCGAGTCCGTCATGCTCGGATCGTCCACCTCGGGGGCGAACGCCTCACACTGGCCCTGCGCGGCGTCCAGAACCGCCTGCAAGGCGTCCTCGTCCGCGGGGTAGTCCGGCCAGAACGACGGGATCAGCGGGGAGTCCACGCTCACGAACGGCCACGCCACGGGAACCTCCTCAGGTGGTCGGGCCGGGCGCCGGAGTCGAGTCACGGCGCCCGGCCACGGGATCAGGACTCGTCGGTCACCAGGGCCAGACCGGCCGAGTTGTGCGTGATCAGGGCGTAGTAGCCGAACAGGCCCGTCTCCACACCGCCCGTGCTGATCGATTCGGCGTCCACGCGGACCGGAACGCCCGGCAACTCGTGGAGGGTCACGGCCTCGCGGGAGCCCACGAGGACATTGCCGGTGAGCGCGGCGTCCGAACTCGGGACGATCCGGAAGCCGGCCATGCTGCCGTCCTCGATCCCCAGCGCCGTGGTGAGGTACTCCAGGGAGTCCTCACGGCGGGTGAGGAGGAACTCGCGCCAGAGGTCCGATCCGACGACCGCGAACGTGGGCATGGCCGTGTCGATCAGCGCCAGGGCGCCGTCCACGATCTTGCACGCGGCCTCCGAGACACCGGAGACGGCCGCACCGGGCGCCACCGTGGTCGCGTCGCCCACGATGTGCGCCAGGACCACGGCGTCACGCTTGCGGGCGTAGTCCTCGACGGCGGCGGCGAAGAACGCGCTCCAGAACGCCTCGGACGGGAAGTCCCGGTGGATACGGTCCAGGGACCAGCCGCCCGCGATCCGGGAGAGGGACTCCTCGATCGCCTCGGTGTCGACCTCGTTGGAAGCGGGCTGCGTCGGGAAGCCGGCGTAGGAGGCCACGGTGGGCTTCTTGCCCTCGACGAACCGCCACCCGGTGACCTTCGGGCCGGTCAGGGTCGCCGAGCCCACGAGGGGCGCGTACCGCTCGATGTACTTCCGGCCCGACCACAACTCGCCGAGGTACTGCGGCTGCGTCACGACCGAGAACACGTCGGCCGCGGTGACCTCGTCGAGCGCGGCCAGCATCTTCGCCGGGCTCATCGTGCGGCCGGCCGCGGCGAGCCGCTTGAACAGGTCGCCCGACGTCGGGGCGTCGGTCTCGCCGGTCATCTTGCCTGCGAGCAGGGTGCCCGTTCCGGCGGGCGCCGTCGCCATGATCTTCTCGCCCACGGTGGGCTCCTCCTCGGTGTCGGCCTCGTCGGCCTCGGTTCCGTCCTCGGCGGGCGCCGGGTCGGGGGTCTCAGCATCCGAGACGGTCGTCTCAGATTCGGTCTCGGGGGTGTCCTCGTCGTCCTCGTCGTCCTCGACGTCGCCCGCGTCGGCCGCGGTGAGCAGCGCGGAAGGGAACGCGGGCTGCACGACGGCCGCGACGGCGCTCAGGGCGCCGGAGAGCAGCCGACCGGCCCGGATGACTGGCGAGTCGAGTTCCACCGACAGACCGGCCCGCAGGCCCTCCTCCACCTCGGCCAGCAGGTCATCCCCCGCGCGGGTCCGGGCCACGCGGAACGTCGCAACGAGACCCTCGGGGGTCTCCTCCACCGCCGTCGCCCGGCCCACCGGCGCCGTGCGCGAGTGCTCCAGGTTCAGCGTGATGCTGCCGACGTCGTCGGGGATGGTGACGCTGCCCGCGGATGCGATGACGCGCCCGAGGTTGGTCCGGCCGGTCTCGCCGTACGGGAGCGCGAGGCCGCGGATCGTGCGGTCCTCGAGGTTCGCGGTCAGCATGTCAGTCCTCTCGCGCCGGGCCGGAAGGCGCCGGGGTCGTGGTCAGGAAGTCGCTCAGGTCGAAGCCGATGCGGGTCCCGCGCGGGGTGACGTCGTCCTGCGAGAGCCGCGCCTCGATCGGGCCGGCCCAATACGCCAGGGAGTAGTCCACGAACTCGTTGCGGGTGCCCTCCTGCGTCGAGTACGTGAGGGACGCCGTCGCCGTGCTGCCGTCGAGCAACTCCCCCGGCAAGGCCAGGAAGTTCGCCACGTCCAGCCGGATCGCGTTCCGGCCCTCGACGAACAGGGACGCGTCGCTGCCGGTGTGGATCTTCGCCTCGATGGACGCGGGCGTGTACGCCGTCGCACCGCCCGAGGACCGCGCCGTCTCCCACGCGTCCACCAACTCCTGCACCTCGGCCTCGTCCAGCGGCATCTGCGCGTCGGTGCCGTGCAACTCCACCAGCGGCGCCGGCGTCGAGACACGGGTGGCCCAGGCGCGCTCCATGGCGACGGCGGCCCGGATGGTGCCCTTGCCGCACTCCAGCAGCCCGTCCTGCGGGCCTTGGAACAGGACGACCTCCTCCGAGGTGACCGGCCGGCCGTTCACCTCCACAGTGAGGTCCTGCGTCACGGTCCACCACTCCGGCGGAACCCGGACGGCGTCCACAATCTGCCCGGACGCGCCACGCTCCACCGCCCAGAGCGACCAGCCACCGAAGATCAGGTCGTCCAGCGTCCAGAGCATCCGCATCTGCGGGGAGACGTCGGTGCTCGTGCGGGACAGCCATGCCGGGGTCGTGATCTTCTGCGCGCCGCGGTAGGCGGCCAGCGGGTGCCGAGAGAGCGGACCCACGATCAGGGACCGACCCTTGACGATGCTCGGGACGGTCATCGCCTCAGCGCGGGTGACGACGTCGGCCTCCAGGCCCAGGACGTCACTCCACGCGATCTTGGTCAGTGTCGAGGGCGACCACGGGGAGGCGACCCCGGAGCGGGACGACGTCGGGGCAGACGTCTGGCCGCCGGAGCGGGTGACGCTCGCAGCGAACCGGAACGCGGAGAGGAATCCCATCCCCTACATGATAACGGTTCTCATCCCAACATGCGAGACGTGGACGTCCGAATGTCGGACCCTTCTGCTACCGGCCCGCCGAGGAGACCACGATCCGGGTCCGCTCCCGGTCCGGCTGCGAATCGAAGTGCCACAAGCCCAGGGACGCGGCCACCGCGGGCGCGATCGGCGCCATACCGGGCCGCTGCCCGAACGCCCGACCATCCCGACCCATCGGCCGCCACGAACACGCCTCCACCGCGTTGACCAGGTCCGGCTGCCCGAACTGCACGACCTTCCGCTCCCGGACCGCCGTCGCCAACTTCTGCGCCGCGCCGCCAACGTGGAGCATCCGCAGCGGGACCAGCCGCACCGCCGGGCGCATCCGCCGGACGTCAGCCGCCACGTCCACGTTGCCGCCGATCTCGTCCAACACGACGTCGGCCCGCAGCCGCCGGCCTGCCTCGTGCACGTACCGCGCCACCCACGACGTGCCCGGCCGGTGAGCCATGACCTCCATGCACGCCCGGCCGTCGTCGTCCCTCCAGACGCGCAGCACGGACGACACGCTCCCGTCCTTCGCACAGTCGAACGCGATGACGGTCCGCTCAGGCCAAGACTCAGGGAGCGGCGCCACGCACGACCGGAACGCCTCGACGTCGAGCGCGCCCGTGTACGCATCCGCCGGCCACAGGCACAGGTACTCCCGCGCGAACTGGACCAGGCCCATCTTCTCCCGACGCTTCTCGATCACCTTCATGGGAGTCAGGCCCGACGACGGCCCAGGGTGCACGCGGCGCCAGACGGCCCGGTCGTCGGGGTCCTCGTCGTCCCGCGCCGAGTAGTCGACGATCCCGGTATCCCGGTCCGCACCCGACCGCGCCAGGACCAGCGCATCCCAGAACATGCCCGCCCGGACCTTCCCAGGCGTCCCCGCGATGACCAACTGAGCGAGCGGACCACGGGTATCCATGAGTGGCCTCGTGCCGTCGAGGAACAGCACGCCCTTCTCGCCCTCGTGCTCGCCAGCCTCGTCAACGACGATCGCGTCAGCAGCAGCAGACCGGACCGCCGCGGCCTCAGGCGGGACGCACCAGATGCGGGACCCGTTCGAGAACTCGATGCGCTCCCGGCCGCCGTTCCGCAGCAGCCGCATCGTCCCGTTGCCCAACTCCTCGTTGTGCGCGCCAGGGCGCCGCGGGTCGAATCCGCCCCAGCCGCGCGCCTCCAGGATGCTGCCGTGCTCCAGCAGGATCGCTGAGGCCACCGTGCCGGACTGTGCCGTCGTCACACACCGCCACCCGGGGCGCTCCATCGCCCGGCCGATCAGCACGGACCACACGGACGTGGACTTCGCCGACCGGCGCGGCATCTGCACGACCACCTCGCTATACCGGGCGCCCTCGCCTCGCCGTGCCTCCAGCACACCGGCCACCTTCTCCCCCTGCGGCGTCAGCGGCATCCCCAGCATGGACGCACCACGGTGCGCCGCGGCGAGGTCAGTCCCCCGCGGGATCGTGCTACAGAACGTCGGCCTAGCCATGGTCCCTCCCGGATTTCACGCACACACACAAGGGCAGTGGACGGCAAGCGCGGGCTACGGATGCCCTCAAAGATCGGTTCACCATTGGGGTCTGATCCCTCTCGATCGTTCGGATTCTGCGGCGGCTACAGCCTTCGGTCGCCTGCCGTTCGTGACCTGCGCTCCTCGCCTGCCGCCGTCGCTCGTGTTGCAGTGGGCGTGTGCCGGCCACTGGTTCTCGATGCCGAGCCCACCTCCAGCCCAGCGTGGGATGACGTGGTCCACGTGCCACTGATCCGCCGAGGTGACGGGGCGCCCGCACTTGGAGCACGGCAGCGGGAGCCTCGTTGCCCACGTTGCCCGCGCCGACGATGACGCCCGGCCTCCCCACCTACCAGCGTGCGACACGTCGCTCCACCTCGGTGATCCTCGACTCCAACTCCATGAACTCGATCTTGCGCAAGACGCGCCTGTTGCTCAGCGCGAGCCCGATGGTGGCGCCGATCAGGAACGCGCCGAGGAAGATCATGGCCAGGACGAATGCGTTCACTTCGTGTTCTCCTTCTGCGCACTGAGGGCGCGGTCGTAGTGCCAGCGGCATAGGCCGCGGGCTCGTTGGTGCTTCTCGCACCCGTCCTCGGTGCAGGTGCCGAGGTTCTGCCTGCGAATCCGGATGCTGCACGCGTTGCAGTAGCCGCCCGCCTTGGGGCTGGGCGGGCGGGTCAGGCACTCGGGGCAGAGGGTCGTCTGCCGCGGGATCCCCTGCCGCTCGTACTTCTCGATCAGGTCCTCCAGCAGTTCGCGCCGGAGGACGACCACGAGTGGATCGACCCCGGTGTCCGGGAGGGCTAGCCGTGCGTCGCCGTCCTCGAACTCGATATCGGCGGAGACGATGACGACCTTGCCCTTGTCGCCTCGCCTGCCGAGGTCTCGGAGGTTGACGCCGTTGCCGACCCTGACTCGGAGCGAGGCGAACAGCAGGCTGTGGAACGCCTCCCGGTCGAGGTCGGCCGGCGCCGCCCTGGCGATGAGCACAGACTCCATGAGCGCCCACGAGGCGAAGTCGTCCCGCGCTTGCTCGTCCATCCGGACGGCCCTGCCCACTGCCCGGATCGTGTCGAGGACTCGGGGGTCGTCGAGCCGCTCCCGCCAGTCCATCAGTCCTCCGTTCTCGCCTTGGATTCTCGCCCTGCCCCCCTGTAGGGGGGGCGCAGTGGGAAGAATCGGAGAATCGGTGTGAGAACCCGTGAGAACGTGAGAATGATCATGCTGCCACGTCCTCGCTCAGCCAGAACCTCGGGCGGCTCGGAGTCCCACGGTCGACCAGCGAACCGCCCTTGACCAGCGCGTTCGCCACCTTGTAGGCCGTCGACTGACTCATCCCGCCCTCGACGAGAGCGCCCACGAACTCGTTGCGGGTAGCGCCCGTCTCTGAGAACTGCGCTGAGAATATGT